TCACACCGTTGCAGCGAGCAGGCGTGCGCTTCGGCACGGATTACAACGTCGGGGATCTGGTGAGCGCCGTCTACCGCACGGTAAACGCCACCTTCAAGGTGATCGGTGCGACGGTATCTGTCGTGGCAGGAAGCCCCGAGCAGGTCGTCGTCGAGTTCAAGCAGCTATCACAATGACAACCGTCGATCAAGCCGTTATTACATCGCTCGTCGAACAGCTCCGCGCGCTGCGTATCGAGTACGATAATTTCACGCGCAAGGGCTTGCCGGTATCCGCCGTTACGGACCCTGACGGTGTGACGTATCGACGCTCTCTCCAGGAGAAGGCAAAGGACATTCGCAGCATCAAAGACTTTGCCGTGCGGGGAGATGGTGCAACGTCCGATAGCCCGCTGTTTGCCCGTGCTGTGCGTACGGCAGCAGACGAAGGAGTGCCGCTGCGTATCCCCGCAGGAACGTACGACCTCCGCGACATGGACCCGACCGATGTTCCTCCCACGTTTCTGTTCGGGGATCATGCGGAGGAAACGACGCTGCTCGGGCATACCGACCAGACGTTCCTTCGTCCGACAGGTGACTTCATCGCGCGTGGTATCACGCTCGACGGGTGGAACAGGGCGATAGAGCCACTACCATCCGCAGGACACCGCATCTTTGCCTTAGAGAACATGGTCATCCAGAACGGAGGAGATGGAGTATACACGTCTGCATTCGACGAAGATATTACACTCGACTACCTGCGTATGTCGAACACCCTGTTCAAAGGCAATACAGGGTTCAACTTCGTCCACCAGGCACGCGTTGCTGCGGGATTGATCATTGCAAATGAGTTCGATGGCGGAACCGGCAGAGCGACACAGATAGGACGCAACTTCTCTACAGCGGCGAAAGTGCCGAGTACGCCACAGGAAGTAGCGTTCAGCATGGAGGCATTCAAGCGCGTCCTGCATATCGGAAACGTCGTGCATGGTTTGCGTAGCGATGAGGATAACTCAATCATCGCCATGATCGCCTACGGGCAAAACATGGTTATGGCGCTCAATTTCTTCTACGACATTATATCGACAGCGGATACCAAAGAAAACGACGCGATATACACAAAAGCGCAACACTCACTTATCATCGGCAATATTCTGCGCGATATTTACCACACATCGGGTACGGGCGGTGACTTCTGGATCAACTCGAAGGGCGCTCCGCGTCTTGCGACACCGTACACCATTCCAGGGTATAACAACATCATCGCTTTGAACCAATTATCGATGCGCGGGAGGGGCAAGACAGGTATTCGCCTCCAGAACGAGTCGATCCTCTGCGCCCTAAACATGGTCAACGATCCGGTGCTGTACGCTGTTCTGCTATCGTCCGGCGTATCTGAGCAGGATGCAGATGCGCCAGGGAACGAGGGGTTCAACGGCGTTTCTATCGTACATAACGATATACGCGGCACGCGGCGGGTAGGCACCTACGCGGTCAATGCAACTACCATCGGCAGCAACCTTACCATCGACGGCAATACGATACGCGATTTCGAGACTGGCGTGCGGGTTACCGCATCGTCAGGTACGCCTACCGCACACATCATCGCCCGTAACGCGATCAGCGGGTGCGTGCGTGCTGCCGTCGAAGCGGATTACGCTGTTCGTATGCGTGACCTCCAGATCAACGATAACTCGATCAACGATATCTGGCGTACCGATGGGCAAAATTCATTTGCTATTATCGTCGCTCCTACCGCACCGATAACCCTCGTAGAAGTGCGTCGTAACAATATTCAATCCGTGCAGTCATCGACCGCGACCGCGACGGCGATTTTCATCAGCGGGTCGCAGTTTACCTATCTCTACGAAGAAGATAACATCATCGATCTGGTGAACCACCCATATGCGCCGTACCTGATTGCGGTACGTAATGGTGTCACAAGCATTTCTATGGATACGAACGGGAGCGGGTATGCGCCTACAGGAGACGACCCCATCGTTATTACCTTCACTGGCGGGAGCGGTACCGGCGCGGCGGCAACAGCGGTGGTGGATGTCGGTACGGGCGAGATAACCGCGCTCATCATTACAAATCCAGGCAGCGGGTATACCAGCGCACCTACGATCACGATCAATGGTGGAAACGGTACACTTGGGACTGATGCAACGGCAACCGCGCATCTCCCCGCAGATCCGACGATCATTGACAGTGTGATCGTCAACGACGGTGGAAAGCGATTTACATCTCCACCACTGGTCATCTTCACCGGAGGAGGGGGCAACAACGGCGCTGCGGCGATAGCAATCGTCAATGCAGGCGTCATTACCGCGATTACGGTCATATCCGGTGGGTCGGGCTACGTCGGCACGCCGACTATTACGATCACGCCGGTCAGCGGAGGGAGTGGAGCGACGGCAACCGCAACGATGTCGGGCGGTGCCGTTGCGTCGATTGCGGTGGGTGGTGGTGGCGGCAGCGGATACACCCTTCCGCCCCTGATCTCCTTCTCCGCAGGCACGCAGGCGACGGCTGTACTCTCCACATCTATCGAGTCGATCAAGATCGTCGATGCAGGCTCCGACTACACGAGCCAACCCACTGTCTCTTTCTCCGGTGGCGGGGGATCGGGCGCAGCAGCTACCGCATATATCACGGATGGGCGTCTGCTCTCCATCTCTCTCGACAACCCCGGCACAGGGTATACCAGCGCACCCACTGTCTCACTCACGGGTGGTGGCGGCACAGGTGCGTCCTTAGAAGCGATCATGGCGTCCAGCATAGAATCGATCACGATGGATAATCAGGGCAGCGGCTACACGTCTACACCAACCGTCACGACCTACGCGGGATATAACGGATCGGGCAGCGGTTACGCCGTGCGTATCAATGCAGCGACCGAAAGCTCGCGGATCGATGCTGCCCGCTCGACCAGGGCAAAGACGAAGAACCTCCAGATGGACGTGACGCCGACGAACCGCAAGGGAGAGTGGCACGTCGCGGGAACGCCGAACAAGAACCCCGCGAGTATCGCGGCAGGCGGCGTCGAGACAACCACCGTTACTGCGCTCGGCGTGCGCAACGACCAGCATGTGATCAAGGGGATCGGGTTCTTTCCTACGGTTCCGCCCGCGTCACCCGCGTACACCGACTTCAACTTCCAGGCGACGATCATCGGGGATGATACGATCCAGGTGTGGATCTACAATCGTGGAGCAGGAAGTGTTAATCTCTCTACCGGGACGTGGTACTTTATCATCGGCACGAAAGAGACATAACGAAGGGGGATATATGGCAACATTCACGCTCGATATACCGGATAACATCAAGGACGAGGTATTCACCGCTGTCTGCACCACACAGGGCTACGATCCCGAAACGGATGGTACTCCGGCGCAGTTCACACGCAAGGTGGTCGTCGGTTTCCTCAAGGAGATGGTCGTCGAGCACCGTGTGAATGTGGCAGCATCCGCGAAGCAGGCGACGATGAATGCAGAGATGGCACAGTTGCGCTCGACGACAGACGCGTTCTTCGACACCAGGATCAAGATAACGTAGGGAGGACAGTACTGCCCTCCCTCGCTTTCGCTCCTATCCGGCGTACTCCACTATCCTCCATCCGGTGCGCGGGCGACCACCCTTGCGTTGTTCCGTTCCTGCCGGTTCCAGCTCCGACTCGACCTGACCTTCCTCCTGCAACGCCATGAGTACCGTCTTGATCAGCGGAGTACTTACGCCGACCTTCTTCGCCACGTCCGCCACATAGTGCAGCGCGCCGTCCTTCAACTCCAGGAGCACCATGTCGCGCACGATGGATTTCTTCGACGGCGCGATAGCCCCGAACACGACCTCGGGCGTATACCCCACACGGAGATCACCGAGACGGTATGCCCAACGTGTCTCGGCCGCACTCTTGAACTCGCCACGCACATGCACCCACCCGTCCTTGTCCGGCTCGTCGCCCATCAGGTAATGCGTCCCTTCGGAGAAGGCGTGGAATCCAATGGAGCCGAACGACCCCTTGCCTTCGCTCCCACCCTTGTTGCGGTGATGCACCAGCAGCACCGATGCACCCGTCTCCTTGCGGATCGTCTCTGCCGGTTGGAAGATGGCGTTGTTGACCTCGACGGCGTTGTATACGTCGATATCGGCGGGGATCATGCGCAGCACCGGGTCGAACACGGTCAGCGCGAGAAACCCGTATTGATCTCTGATCGCGATAAGGTACTCCAGCAGCGACTTCATATCCCCCTCGTTCGAGAACATAAAGTCCCTATCCAGTTCGATGAACACCGGCACGTTGAGCACCGGGGGGAGCGTGATGCGCCCCCTGTTGGGTACGACGCTCCCGCCGATCCCCTTGAAATGCAGCACCTTCGCGAAGCGGTCGTGGAGCAGGTAGTCGGGATCTTCTTTCGAGATGTAGATCACCGGCCCCTTCATGCGTACCGGGAAGTGACCAAGGAACGGTGTGCCGGTCGCGATGGAGATCATAAGGTCGTGGGCAAGCCACGTTTTCCCCATCTTCGGCGCGCCGACGATCATGCCTACGGTACCCTGGAGCAGCACATCCTGCACGATCCACTGTACATCGTCGAGCGCCTGTTGCATAAAGGACATGATATCCACCCGTTTCTTCTGTAGCCCACCCGAGAGGAAGGTGTTTTCCTCGAAACGCTCCTTGAGCAGCGGGTCGTGCGTGCGGGTCCACACGTCGCGCGGGTCTTTCTCGCCAAGCAACGTGTCCACTATCCCGTTCAGACGCAATACGTGCGTCCGCATTCCCACCCCACGCGCCTGATCTACATACGTCTCGACGTGCTTCTGCGACTCTTCATCGAGATCCAGCACGAACACGACCTCCTGGACTCCCCGCTGCTGTAACGCCATCCATACCTGCGCGGTTTTCTTCGTGGCGCTCACACCTTTCATCAGCGCGTAGGCGTCGAACCCGAGATGGCGCATCACGCCACAGTCGCTCTCGCCCTCCGTCACGTAGATCCGCTCCGGAGATGCGGCGGGGATCTGCGGCCACAAGGGGGGTGTCGCGCATCCGTCTGGACGCCACCCCATCTCCTTCGTTCCCGCCCGTCGATACTTCTCCGTGACGAGATCCGCCCACCCGAAGATGATCTCTTTTGCGGTGAACCGCGCGCCCCAACACTCCCACTCCGCCTGCGGAACTCCGGTGTACTGGACCCACCATTCCGCCGCGTCGGGAACTGGTCCGTGGGTTTTCGCGGCGTTTTGTGCAGGTTTACCGGAAGTTATGTTCCGCTTTGTGATAGAAAACTCGGAGTTTCCTGCGCCACCGTCTCCACTTTCCATCGCGGCAAGCACCTCCGCGTAGGTGCATCCTGCGTGGCAATGCACCAGCACCACGCCCCCCGGCTTGGGTGTAATGGAGAGCGACGGGTTCTTGTCGTCGTGGGCGGGGCAAAGCGCCATGTATCCGTTGCCCTTTTCTTCTGCGTCGAGGTTATCCAACCACCAGCGGATTGATCGGTGTGTAGTCGTGGTTGCCATCGTACTGTTCCTTTACATCAAGGGAGTTCAAGACGGATTCCCACGGTTCGGGGAGGGATGATGGGGAGAGAGCACGCACGACGTGGGCGTACTCCGGTGGCATGAGCGCGAGCAGAACGGAGTAGATCCTCTTTGCGTGCTGCTCGGGGATCGCCAGTCCATTCTCATAGTCCGATATTGCCGTCTGGTTCGTGCCGCAACGGGTTCCCAACTCCGTCTGCGACAGACCGCAGAGCTTGCGTAACCGATAGAGCACCGTCTCCGGACGTACGCCTCCTATGTACTGCTGCCTATACCGTGGCATAGCGGACCTCCTTCTCTAACCACTCGTTCACGTCTACCAGGGAACTCCAATCCGGACCAACCTCCACGTCCACCACCAATGGTATGTCCATCGGAAATGGGCAGGAGTGCTCCAGTACGTTGTGCATCATACGTGCCGCTTCGGGTACGTACTCAGGATACATCTCCGAGGTAATGCTGTCGTGGACCGAGAGCACGATAAACGCCTGCTGCGAGCGCTGGAACAGGGTGTGCAGGGCGTTGATCCCGTTCAGCAATATTGCGCTCTCGCCCATCTGGATCGGCGTGTTGCCGGTCTGTCTCTCGAAGTGTCCTTCGTTGCGGTGGGCGATAAGAGGAAAGCGTCTCCTGCGCCCGAGCGGATCTTCGACGTATCGATTCTCCCACGCGAACGCATGCTGGCGCTCGATGTACTCCGCGAAACCGGGGAATTGCTGAAAGAATGTGGTGATGAAGTGATCTGCTTCCTCCATTGTCCAGGGTTCCTCGCCGTTCTCCAGCATCATCGCCGCTTCACGCCCGGTTACGATCCCGACCGCCGAACGCTCGAAGATGGTACCCAACACCACGCTCTTTGCGGCGGAGCGCTGGCGCTTCGTAACCTCCGCAGGGGTGCAGGAGAACATCCTCCCCGCGACAACACGGTAGATATCTTCCTTCTTCGCATACGCCTCGCGCATGGTGGCATCATTCGCATACAGCGCGGATGCCGCGACACGCACCTGGACCTGCGAGTAGTCGGCGTTGACCAGCACCATGCCCTCAGAGGCAATGAACGCCTTGCGGATGTCCTTCCCCATGTGCTGCGGGATGTTCTGGAGGTTGGGGTTCTCCGCAGAGGTTCGCGTCGTCTCTGTACCGTCGATCTTGTAGGTGGGATGCAGTCGCCCATCCACATCCACTCGCTTGAGCATACCCTCGATATACGTACCAAGCACCATCTTGTTCAGGCGGTAGGCGATGATGGTGTCTATGAGTTCCCTCCGCTCGTCGTCGCGGGGGAGCGTCGCCTTGAAGAACAGCAGCGAGTCGCGGCGGGTGTTCTCGACATAGATCCGGTTCTTCCCGAGCAGGAGTTCCACCTTCTGCGATGATGCTTTGAATGGCTCGGTGAACCCGCTGTCTGCCCACCAGACGCCGATGTGACCGGCGAGGGTGTCTACGGTGCTCTGATATCCCTCGCGCAACTCCTGGAGATACGGTACGTCCACGCGAATACCCCGGTACTCGATGGCGGCGAATGTGAGGCACGCCGGTACGGTGATGTTCTTCGCGGCCTGATACAGCTTCTCGCTCTCCGCATCGAGCAGCGCTTTCAGGTCGCCGTAGAGCCGTGCAGACAACACACAGTCAACCCCATGATAGGTGTAGAGACTGTCCCACTCCTGCTCTGTAACGGCTCCCTGTTCCAGAGCAGTACGAAACGTATCGAAATCGAAGTGGTAATCCGGAACGTCATAATATACTCGTGCCAGTGTCTTGAGCGACCGTCCCTGCGCCTTTCCTCCACTCGCATCCCCCTGTTCATTCGGTATCGACGGGCGTTCGTCGTGATGATACGCCATCATCATCGTGTCCATTAAGCCCGCGTGTCGCCGGTCGGAGTCCAACATCGTGTACCCTGACGCATGGAGCATCTGCGCGTCGAACTTGATGTTGTGGAATATGAGCACCTGTCCGTCCGGTGCGCGGATACCGGAGAGGATACGGCTCACCGCACGTACCACGGTGGGGTCATACACCAGTTCGCGGGGGATAATGACTGCCAACCCGTCGTACTCTCCCCCCTCGACCATCGCGCCGAACCCGATAGAGAGGATCGCGTCCACATGCGGGTCCAGTCCGGTCGTCTCCGTGTCGCATCCGAGGATGCCAGCAGCGGATATCACGTCTAACGCCTCTACCGCTTCCTCCACCGTGCGCGGTATCCAGGTATCGATGCGCGGATCAGGGAGGGGTGCGTCCTGTCGCCATATCTTGTCCATGTCGTACAGGAACTCGCGGTAGTTCTCCGGGGCGCGTTGCATGATATACGACGGGTGCCACGTTGCGATGCAGAAGATGCTTCGCGTCTCGTCGGGTTCCGTTACGGTGTACGAGGTCGGTGTCCACAGCTTGACCCGCATCCCGCGCTTATACTCCTTATACTCCAGCGGCAGCGAGTTATATACGAATACGACATCATCCTTGTAGGTGCCGATGGGGAGATACTGTTCCTCTCCTGGTAACAGGTACGTCGTCGCAATATCCCATAACTTCTGCGACGATACATCCGCATCGGGGGAGTAGTACGCAATGTCCTTGAGTGGCACCCACGCCGCTGTCCAACGGGTGTACTCCACATCCTTGTACGATACGGGAATGGTGGCGTACATGCCCTGTCCACGCATCCGCGATATACGCGCTTCCTCTCCGAACAGAGCGCGGAGCGGGGTGCTCCCCACCAGCAGGATCTTCGTAGGCTCCGCGTACAGGATCTCCGCGTAGAGGCGCGACCGGCACGCCTCGACTGCTGCATGGGTGGGGGTCTTGTCGGTGTGCGGCGGGTGACACAAGATCGTGTTCGTGATGTAGGCGTTGTGGATGTTGATCCCGACCATCTTCGCCGTCTCTCGGAGCATGCGTCCGCTACTCCCCACAAAGGGGCGACCCTGGTGTGCCTCGGATGCACCGGGCGCTTCACCGATGATCATCAGACCTCCGCGCTTGCCCCTCCCCGGCACCGTGACTCGATCCTGGAGCGGGCATCCCTCGCAGCGCTGACGACACGCGGTCATGCGCAACCTCCTGCACAACTCCCGTCCACCATGCAGCGAATATGTGCGAACTGTCGGCACGTCATGCAGCGGCACAACTGATTGCACGGATCACCGCACACCGCGCAGGGTACTGCCTCGAACGCGATGCTCTGCTCGTGGTTCAGTACCTCGTGCCGCATCTGGTACTGCTCCCATTTCTCGGTTGGTGTCATTCCACCCTCCCATCCCTGTAGTAGCGAATGTCCAGACCCAACTCCACCGCGATGTAGTGCTCCAGCGACGCGCCCTGCGACTTCTTCCATCCAGGCAGCATGATGATACCCGAACACGACAACAGCGCGAGTATGTCTTTGCGAAGATACTGCGTCTTGTTCTGCTCGCGCTCAGTGTCGGTATGCCGTGCCGCGTCCGCGTTGACCTCATGTGGAGACACGATGCTCCATCCTCTCTCGCGCAATTCCCACATCACCGCGTCGAACATCGGACAGTTCCACGCAGGGAGTCCGCGCATCGCTCCGGACAGGTACCACGTACCCTCCACCCCGTCCTGTGTGCCACTCTCCGCGTCGTGCGTCCCTTCCGTCATATATCCCTCCTGTTGCATGAAAATCACCCTTTTATCATGGAATCCTTACTTCTTACCCCATATCCGATACAGATGCGCTCCCTTGCCGCAGACGGTCGTTCAGCCACCTGATCGCTTTGAGCCGCGCTATGAGGTACGGCGTGCTGTTGCCCTGCCTGACCTCGTACTCTGTCCTGAGCCTGTCGCGCATCTCCTGCGGCAGCATGGCGATGTGCCGCGCGCAGAGTTGATGTGGACTCGCCGTCGCGTATTCGCATCCGTGTGCCTGACAATACTCCATGCCCGTGCTCCTTCTCGCGAACGAGGGAGAGGCGCTACCCTCTCCCTCACGCTACACTCTCCTAGCGGAGCTTCATCGCGGAGCGATCCAGGCGCGGGGGTGTGGGCGCGCCGTTGGTAACAGGCGCAACAGCGGACGGTGCCTTCGCTGCCGCAACCGGCGTGGAACGTGCCGTGCGGAGCAGATCCGTGCCATCGTCCGACAGCATCTTGTTCACGTCGGGGCGCGTCTCGCCGTTCCAGGTGCGACCCTTCACGCGTGCGACACCCGTGCGCTCGACCAACTCTGGAACGAGCACCGCATTGGTGTCCTCGTCGTATTCCGGGTCAACCATGCCCTCGCCCGGTTCGATGGCGCGCAGGTTGACGAGGAACTGCTGGATGCGGAACAGCGCCTTCTCGGAGAGGGAGGTCATGGTCCACAGATGGCGACCCTCGAACGGTCCATCGGTGATGACCAACTCCCAATTCCAGTACTCCGACAGCTCGCCGGTCGTCGCGTCAATCTTGTCCTTGCTCTGACGCCATTCCACGTTTTCGACGATAATGGCGTAGTCGCCGTCCGGCACGGGATCATTCGATGGTATCTTACTAAAGTCTAATGATCTAGATACGGGCATGTCCGTTCTCCTATTCCTTGATACCGAGCGCGTCAAGCAACGCGCTCATTGACGGGTCGATCAACTCGTTCGGGGCATCCGACAACCACGGCGCTCGCGCCTTAGCGCGTATCTTCGGCCAGTTCTTGAGCACCATGACGCGCTTCTGCTCTTTCTTGGCACCCTCTCCGATATCCGCAAAGCACATGTACGCTGCGACATCCACAACGCCCAACACCTCATTCGCCGCCTTCCCTGCTAAGGAGGGTTTCTTTATCATCCCCTCTCTCGGATCTTTCTCGTCCTTCGCATGGCATGTGTAGAACACATGCATCGGAAGATCCCTGAACTCCCGCAGGAACCGGCGCAACTGGACGAGTGCCTGCCCGTATTCGGAGAGATCCGTTACATCGTCCACCTTACGCGAATCGGGGTCGCGCAAGTCCATCAGCGTTTGCAGCGCGAACCAATGTGTCTCGCTCACGCTGTCGATAGCGAGGCTCCTGTATGGGTGATCGCCTGTCGAGAGCCAATCGTGCGCTGCTCGATAGTCCTTCCAATCACGCACCTGGAGTACGTCGATATCCAATCCGCTCAGGGTACTCGTGCCTCCCTCGAAGTCGAGGATCAGCATCGGGTCCACACGCGGGTCGGGTTGATGCGTGATCGGGTCGTCATGCGACGTGCCGAGAAAGTGTGTCTTGCCGACTCCCGCATCACCGAACAGCAGACACTTCAAGCGTGTCAGCTCTGCCGGTTTCCGAATGTCGGGCCGTTTGGGTGGTGGCATCATCCCTCCTGTATCTCCCATAGAACGCGGGGCATATACTCGTTCTCCAGTATGGAGAGTGCATCCCCGCCGTCGTCTGCCGCCTTACAGGGAGCGTTGTAGGGGCAGTCGCCGCAGCGGTAGGACGATCCTGACGCATACGCGTACAGGTCCGGGTTCTCGACCATCCGCACGATATCGCGGGTTTTGATCGCGAGTCGCTTCTCGAACGCGACCATCTCGTGCTCGTTCCTGCTGGATTGCCAGCGCTGAAAGAATCCGTCGTACCCCTTCTGCTCAAAATGCGCCAGGATGTTCAGATACGGCGCGACGGACAGTCCATGCTCCTTGATCGCCGCACGATACAGCGCGGGTGTCGTGTGTTGATCCTTCGCCATGCTCAAGGTGCCGTTGTTGAGCAGGCGCGGTTGCTGCGGGTGCTGCTTCACGATCACGTTGTAGATAAACGCGCTCGGGAGTATGCCGTACTCGCGCCAGAACAGGTAGCAGTACGCGGTACCCTGATCGTCCACGTCCAACCCGGCGTTTGGGTTCTCCGCCATCGTGCGCGGGCCGAACGATTTGTGGTCTACTATCACGATGCCGTTGTTGCGGTGCAGCGCGAGGTCGCATTGACCCGACAGGAGCACCATGTTCCCCGCGCTGTCCAGCAGCGGCTCGCCGTCCAGGTCGAGGATCGGTGCTGTGAGACGCCGCTCGATGATCTGCCCCTCGTCATCCTCGGCCACGATGCCATTGAGCGCGTTCTCCGCGTCGAACATGGCGTAGTGAGAGAGGTAGTCGTGTACCTCCTGTTGTAGCCCCTCGCCGCCTGTCTCCTGCCACGTCTGCGCGAAACGCTCGTGCCACGTCTCGCGCTGTGCGGCGATCCAGGTGTCGATAGCGGTGTGTGCCGCGTCCACGTCGCGGTTCTCTCGGTAGTACCCCTCCAGACCGGCGTGTATCGCGGAGCCGATCCAGAACGCCGGTCGGAAGCGCATGTCGGTCCACTGATGCTGCCAGAGCCAACGCCTTCTGCACCCGTCGAAATGCACCACGTCCGAGACGCGCAGGGTGATGATCCCTGTATCCTGCTCAACGGTTGGCATGGTGTTTCCTCTCCGCGTCGAATGTCTGCGCGGCGGATACAAGGCGGGCGGTCTGTATGCTCACGTCCTTGTACAGCGCTTCGAGCACGGTATCTACCAGACGCGCTACGACCATGTACGCCTCTCGCGCATCATCCACAGTCATCTTCGGCGGTCCACTCATACCGCAGGAGCCGCAGAGCACGTAGTAAAACCACGCATCTGCCTCCCCTTCCCACGCTGCCTCTACATCAGCGTTCCTGCACCACGGGCAGGGTAGTAGCTCACTGTCCTCCATCCTGTATCCTCCTGTTACGCCGCTGATACGCTGCGGTGCGGGTTCTTCGCCTGCTGCATGTTGGCGGCGATGATCGCCAGCATCGTATCCACCATGCTCGCCAGCGCGTTGTACGTGTTGAGCGTTTCCTTCGCGCTGTCCGTCACCGGGCTTGCCGCTCCGCAATTGGCACAGAGCACCACATACACGCAATCATCGTTCGGGTCGTTGGGGATCAGGATCTCCTTGATCCCCACGTTCGCGCTGCGGCACCAGATGCACGGGAAAAGGTATTCATCCATCCGCGTGTACCCTCCTGTACTCCCGGTACCAGAGCGCGATGCGGATCGCGTCCTTCTCGTGCGGCGACATGGGCGTGGAGCGTACTCCTTCGGGGAGCGGTCCCTGCCCGATAGCGCTGGTTTTCCACACGCCTGGACGCACCGCGTATGCGTCGGGGAACAGCATATGGAACGTGTCCATTGTGTCCACCAGATCGCGTGTTCGTGACGCCATGTTCGGCTCGGGATACTCCGCGCACGCGGCGAACCCCATCCGCTTCGTGTACTCCACCCACGATAGGAACTGCGGTGTGACGGTGTTCTGCCATACGACCGTGAAGTGGCGCTCCACGAAACCGTGCTCGTCTACGATGGCAACGCCCGTCGTCAACCCCACATCGAGTCCGAGGTACTTCATGCTACACGTCCACTGTGTCAGAGATCGTCACAGGAGCATACTCCGGCTCGTCGCGGTAGACGATATCGCCGTAGCAGATCGGCGCGGGCAGGATGCCGTGGGTGAACCATAGCACCGGGAACTGCGCCTGCCCGTCGAATCCCTTGTTCGGCATGTAGAAGTTGACGCGCCGGTTCAACAGCAGGATCTCGCATCCGTAGCGCTGCATCGCTTTCTGGCAGCGCTGGCTCCCTATCGTTTCGACCGGCAGGAGCAGGGCGAACGGCTTGCCCAACTCGTAGCAGCGCTCGATCCAGGCGAACTTGATCCCGTAGGGAGGATTTGTCACGATAACGTCGTATCCGACACAATCGACTCC